CGATCACCGGCAACGCGATCACCAAGCCCGCCAGCGCGCCGCCGATCAGCACGATGCCGGTGACCAGCCACTGGTTGTTCTGCGCCCACTCGGCGAAGCCCACCAGGATGGGCCCGATGCCCTTCATGATCGCGTTCAGGCTGGGCAGGATCGCCGTGCCGATGCTGATCCCCAGGGCGTTGATGCCGTTGCGGAAGATCTGCATCTGAGCCGCCGCGGTGCCCTGCTGGTTGGCGAACTCCTTCTGCATCGAGCCGGCGAAGGCGGCCTTGTCGCGCACCAGGTCGAAGCCCTGCTCCACCAGCTTGAGGTTGGTGAGCAGCGGCATGATCGCGCTCTTGCTCTCCTCCCCGAACAGGGCCCCGGCGATGCTGACCTGCTGCTCCTTCGGCAGCTTGGCCATCCGATCGAGCACGCTCTTGATCGTCGCCTCTGGCGCGGTCTGCATCCCCTTCGCCAGCTCTTCGGCGATGCCGATGGCGACCTTCTTCGCCTCCTTCTTCGCCGCGCCCTTCCCGCGCTTCAGCGTCTCGGCCATCCCCTCGCCGCTGAAGAGGGTGCTGAGCGCGAAGGACTGGTTGCTGGTGACCTGGTTGCCCTTGGTAAGGGCGTTGAGGAAGTTCTTGAGGCCCGTGGATGCCACCTCTGCCGGGGTGCCGCTGGCCAGGAAGGCGGCGCCCATCCCCGCCACCTGCTCGGAGGTGAGGCCGGCGGCCTTGCCGATCGCGCCGATGCGCCGCGTCACCTCCGTCAGGTCGGCGGCGCTCACCGTCCCCTGGAACTTGTCCGACAGGAAGTTAATGGCGTCGCCCAGGCTCTCGACCTGCGGCTGGGTCAGCCCCATCGAGGCCCGCAGCGCCACCATGGCGTCGCCCGCCTGGTCGGCGCTCATCTGGAACGCAACCCCCATCCGGGCCGCGGCCTTGGTGAACGGGATGATCTCGTTCTCGGCGTAGCCCGCGAAGCCAGCGGACGCCGCGATCTGGCTGAGCTGGGAGGCGGTGTACGGCAGCTCGGTCGAGAGCTTGAGCAGCTGGTTTCCGAACCGCTTCAGGCCCTGCTCGCCATCCTTGAAGTCGATCGCCTTCCGCACATCGGCCATCGACTTGTCGAACTCGATCGCCGACTTCACCGACAGGCCGATGGCCCCGGCGAACGCCGTCGCGCCGATGGTGGCCTGCTGCCACATCGCGCTGTCGAGCATCCCCTTGAAACCCTTGCGGCCCGACACGGCCGCGTCGTTCATCGTGCGGGTCACGTTCCGCCCGAACGACGACACCTGCATCTGGGCCGAACGGATGCTGGCGCCCAGGCTCGCCGCGATCTTGCCGCCAATCTCGACGGTGATCTTCTGGGCGCCTCCGCCGATCATGGTTTCATCGCCTCCGCGATTTCAGTGCCGATGGTTTGGGCTTCCTTCAGCCAGGCCCAGAAGTCCTCCAAGTCCATGTCCATGATCTCGGCCAGGCCCCAGCCGGTGGCCTTCGCCAGGAGGATCACCGCCCGGCGGAGGCTCTCCACGGCTACGAACTGGCCTTCGTGAAAGCCACGTACTGGGCCTCCAGTATGGTCCAGTTGGCCATGTCGAAGGCTGTGACTTCGTCCAGGGGGATTTCACAGAGCGAGGCAATGACGGCTGCGGCTTGTTCGGTTGCGTCCTTGTAGGCCTTGCTGGCGGCGATGTTGTCGCGCACCTTGGGCCGGCGCATCACCAGATGATCGACCTCCACGCCACCGACTTTTTCGGGGTGGGCGAGTATCACTTTGACGGTGGGCTCGGGCAGCTTCTTCGTGCTCATCTGTTCAGTCTCCAATGGCCTTGCGGATCGTAGCAAGCTGGTCCACGCCATTCACACGACGGACCATGTTCACCTTGTCGATCTCATAGATCTCCCGACCATCGACGGTGAGCTTGTAGTAGCGCAGCGTGTACTGGAACGTGGGCTTGTTCATGTCGCCAGCCTTCCAGTCACCGGGCTCCTTCTGCTTGATCATCCCGGTCATGTTGACCACGACCGCCACCGCATCCTCGCCATCGCGTCGAAGGGCGCCGCGGGCGGTGAGCTGCACGTTGGCCTGACCCAGCAGGGCCATGATGTCGGGCTGGTACTCCTGCAGCTGGAAGCTGCCCTCCAGCTTCTCCATTCCCATGTCGTGCTCGATCGGCGCATCCATGCCACCGGCACGGAGCTCCTCCATCTGCAGGGTGATGGTGGGGAGGGTGAGGGTCTCGATGAGGCCAGCGAGGCCGCGGCCATCGACGAAGAGGGAGAAGTTCTTGAGGGTCCGGGGAATCTGGGCCATGGGTCAGTCCTCGATGGGGCGGGGTGTGGGGATCAGCGGAACAGGTCGACCACGTAGGAGTTGACCAGGTGGCTGCGGAACGTCACCCGCTCGGCCGGAGTGACCGGGGTGAACTCGAAGTCGAAGAACACCTGGCCAGCGGCGATAGCGGTGGGGGTGTTCAGCTCGGGATCCACCCAGACGTCGCCGCCGAGGATGGCCTGGCGGGCCTTGAGGCTGCGCAGATACTCCCGGACCGATTCCTGCACCTCCTCCAGGTAGGTGGCGGTGATGCACCGATCGACAGCCCACAGGTGCCCGCGGAGGATGCTCTCGTTCACCATGTCGGCGGTCCTGCGCACCGACAGGAACGCGTACTTCGGATCCATCGCCAGGGTGCGGTTGCCCCACAGGCGGAACCCCTGCTCGCGGATGATGGTGGCAACCTTCTGCTCGTTCAGCAGGTTGGCCCGAGAGCTGTAATCGCCCAGCGAGAAGTCGATGGCGCGGGCGGTGCCCTCGATGCCGTTGATCTCGTTGTTGGAGGGGCTCCACCAGAAACCCCTTTCGTTGTCGGACTTGTTGATCAGGCCGGCGACAGCGGACGATGCGGGAACCGCAGCGCCGTTGCGCAGCACCCAGGGATCGACCACGAAGATGCGATCGGAGGAGAAGTCGTCGCCGAGCTGAATGGCCGCGGCGTCGGTGGTGTTGGGGCCATCGGCGATGATCACCGCCCGCAGGCGCTGGGCGATACCCAGCAGCTCGGCCAACACCTCAGAGCGCACGGTGCCGCGGTTGACGGTGCCGGCCACCGCCTGCACGCCACCGGCCGGAGGTGCCCCGATGGTGATGGTGGGGTTGGTGGTAAAGCCCTTGCCCGGGTCTTCGATCACGAACGACGTCACCTTGCCGGCATTTGCGCCGGTGCCCAGCACCGCGCGCACCACCGCGCCAGAGCCGCCGCCGCCGGAGACCGTGACGGGCGGGGCCGTGGTGTAGCCCCCACCCTGGGTCTGCACGGCGATGCTCAGCAGGCCGTTGCTGGTGCGCTGGTGGGTGAAGCCAGGGGCGATCAGGATGCGGGGGCTGAAGCCCACCTGGCTCTCGGCCGCCAGGAACGCATGCACGCCCTCGTAGGCGCCAGTGGTCCCGTTGATGCCGCCGACGACTCTATCGATCGTCACGGCTTCGGTGCTCTCCTCCGCCACCCGCACCACCACCACTGCGGCACCGGCCTGGTCGTAGATCAGATCCAGCGCTGGTTGCAGCGTGCCGGACTCGCCCAGGCCCGCCATCTCGCTGCGGCGGGTGATGAGCACCGGGGTATCCAGGGGGAAGGCCTCTGCGTCGGCATCCGGCGCGGTGCCGATCAGACCGATCACGCTCGATCGCACGGTCTGAATTGGCCGAGCCCCGGTGTCGATCTTCAGGACCTCCACACCGTGGAGGAAATTGGTGGTCATGTGGAGAGTCCTCCTGTCGGGTTGATTCTAGGGGCTCTGACCGCGCAGCTTCTCGCGGTCGCGGTGGCAGCTTTGTTACGGGCCGCCATCAGAGTTCAGCGTCTAGCCAAGAGCGGTAGCCGGTCATGCTGAACAGCTGGTTGGGGTTCGTGGGATTCATGGTGCACGAGCCACCGTATGGAGTGGCCCTGCCGATAAAGCTTGCTGAAATGTTAGAGTTTTCCTGCGACGTGTTCGGATCTGCAACAAGGCTGCCAACAACGGGTGTTCTCCGCATCTCAGGCCAGGTCAGCGCCGCCTCCGCCGCTGCCATGCCTGTGGCATACCTCATGTTGAACGGCACCCACTGGCCGTAGCGCTTGCAA